ACATAATTTATCTTTTTTTAAATTCAACATAAATACACACCTCTTACTTAGATTACTTGTTGTAACGGCCCATCTCTGCATCAAAGATATCATCCTGGGTTTTCTCGGCATCCCCCTTTGGGGTCTCCGTTGGTCCAGGTGGGGTATCTGTGTTTCTGGATGGTGATGGATTCTCATATAGAGAATGAACTTCTTCCTCGGTCAGACTTCTCGCCTTCTCAAATACGGAATGTACGATGTCTGGTAGCTTATTCATCATCAACTGGTTATAAACCATATGTGATACTGTACGCACATTTGTTTCGTCAAGTTCCATTTGGTTCTCAGCGGCATAACTTGCGACAAAATCTCGGATCTCTTTCTGTTCGGACTCTGATACTTCATAATCCAAAAGAGATTCCTTTCCATTTTTGATGGGTACTTTCAGCTTTTCCAGAGCTTTACTGACCTGCTGGCCTATGTTCCCCCATGCATCTTGCAGTTTGGACTTTTCCTCCGGAGATAACTCCTTTGGTTTTTCTTCTTCGGCAGCTGGCTCGGGAATTTTTAACTTCCCTCTCAACTCCTGCAACGCCTGTTTTGCGGAGCCTCCATCAGTCTCCATGTCAAGTTTGTTGAGTTCAAGCGTTTCCTCATCTACCTGGTCAGGATCCACGTTATACTTCTTCTCGAAGCGTTTACGAACCAAGGCTTCCTTACCAGATAATTCCGGGTGATCAAACAGATGCTTTGTTACAAGTGCGTCCATGGGATCCATGTTCGCTAATTCTGCACTGTTAATTTTCTCAAACACCCCATAATTACGAATACCGGTTTCTTTCACAAATTCATTATAAAGAGCCACTTCGTCATTTGCGAAGTTTGTTTTGGGCTTTGTTGAAAGTTGTGATTCCAGATCAATCTTGGCCTGTCTCAGGCTTTCGACCTCTTCCAGTACCCCGTTTATATTCGCTTGCTTGGCCTCATCAATCGTCTTAAAACGATCCCCGAAAATCTCTTTCAGTATATCGTCCTGCGATGATGGGACCGGCGGTTCGTCTTTTTTTTGCGTTCCGGGCGGCTCATCACCTCCTTGTCCTTCGGGCTTGGGCGGCTCATCACCTCCTTGTCCTTCGGGCTTGGGCGGCTCATCACCTGATTCCTCCGGTTTTTCCCCTGTTGCTGTCTCTATGAGTTTGTTGGCATCAACGCCTTCCACATCTTTCAATGCATCAAACTCAGGATTGTTCATAAAATCTTTCTCTTCCATAATTAAGCCGTTTTAGTTTTTAATTTTGATTGATCTGTGTTTTCCTTATATGTTTGCTCTAAAGCTATTTGTTCTAATTTTCTTTGATGCTCTCTCTTATTATTACGATCTTCAAGATCAGCCTTAACTGTCTCTTTCTGCATTTCCAGGTCACTCTCAAACTTCATGTTTTTCCTTTCTTCTTCGGCGGCAACTATTTTTGACTGCTGATCATTTTTGGAACTTATCTCCATATTCTCTCTCTGCAATTTAAGCTGACGTTCTTTGTTTTTCCGTGACCGGTAATTTAGCATTATCTCGGCCAATTTCTCATTACCGTTCTCTAACAGGCGTTCAATCATCATAAAGTCTGACTCCTCTATACCCACATATCCATCTTTGTCAGGCTGCATAGATTTCATTGCCGCCTCCATAATAACCTGCTTGCGCTCTTTTGTTGGCCTGGCCTGGATCTTTATTTCATAATCAGCATCTATAGCATCAGCACCAACACTTAATATTTTTACTCCGGACCCCCCTACAACAGGAATATAGCCCTCATACGCTTTCTTATCATGCTTAATCAACAACTGGATCCTAAGAGCCAGACTGCGAGCCACCTTTTCTTTCAGGCGTGCATACCCTGAATACAAAGGTTTAAGAGAATTAGTTGTTGCGGCAATAGCCATCTGGCTACCACCAACACTCTGATTAGGATCCGGGTTTGATGCATCAGCTATCCTGTTAATGCCTGTCACTTCTCTTATCATTTCAAGGTTCATCTCAAAGAGACGGACAAACTCCTCCAGTTGAGGACCTATACCTCCCGATAGTTCCTGTATTGGCCTCATGCCTCCCGGCAGGTTTGGCTTTCCAAGGTGTGTTGTTGCTTTGTAGATAAGGTCGCCTGTTTCCCTGCGTATGGCCAATATCTCCATCGGCTCCATCTTTTGCCCCCCTAATTTCATGTTCATTAGGGATGTGTATTCAACCGCTATACCGCTATTAGACGACATGGCAAGTGCGTTTTGTAACTTAAACCATGTTAGTTCCATCTGATCAACATTTGACCTTGAAAGGTCAACTATTGAACGCCCCGGTAGTTTGTAAAATTTATAAGATAGCTCAACTTCTTTTTTCCCGGGCCGGGGAACATCATATTGCAACCCAAAATCATAAACATAGTTTGTTCCCACTATCCATTTTGCCCGGTAGACAACTTTATATTTTTTCAGGACGGTGGTTTTCTTTTGAGTATCATGGGTAGTACCTTCTTTCTCATCATAAGAAAATGTATCTCCCCTTGAATTAGTGCGGTAAGTGCGACCTTTCTCATTCACAGAAAACCATTCAGCATCCACCACCTCGATCATAAAATTATCATACTTCCATCCTCCACCTTCCAATTTCAGGTCATCCTCGGCCCATGATGATATGGTAAGGTTTGATGATCTTCCGTTGTAAAACTGAGCCAGTTGGCGCAATATCTCCTCTGAAAGGTCAGTGTTCTTTCTTATATTGCTTATTGATTCCTGTATTACTTCACCACCATATTCTGAGTTTCGGTGATCCCAATACCGGCTGTACTGGATTATTAGTTTGGCAGGATTTACATATCTGGCCTTGGCCTTGCGTGTGTATTGGTCTGTATAGTCTTTTACGGCTGCACTATTAATGGAGGCAAAATCATAAATCATTTTGCGCTTTATCTCTTTCCAGTCAGAAATATAAAAGGAATAATCTAAACCTTCCTCTATCTCTGTTTCCTTAACCAATTTAAAGCCGCCGGTCTGTTCATATATTCCTAATTCATCAAGTGTTTCCGGAATCCACTCTGGCTCCGGCTGATAGCCAGCAATATTGTTTACTGCATCCAGCATTGGCTTATATCTTCCCTTAAACCACTTCCTAAGCTTGTCTAATTCACGGGTTCTGGTGCTTTTGGGATCTACCGCACTCGCAACAATTGAATGTTCCTGTTCTTCAAATATTCCTTGGATGATATTCATAAACTTAGGCATCACCGCCAATATATCCCAGTTAAGATTCATATAGCCTTCCAGCTCTGACCCATCTTCAGACTCATCCAATAATATATTTTGGTATTGTGACGCATCTTGGTTTCCCTCAGCATACTGTCGTAGGGTGTTCAATTCATCAATACTTGAATAGGGTACTCCTGATCGATCTGTAACATAAGCAGCATACATAGCCTCACAAAACTTCCTTCCCCAGTTCTCGTTTTTTTGTGAAATAGGGATCTCATCTTTAGGGAACGGGTATGACCCGCTCTGATAAGACCCCATCGTATTTATAGTAAGTTCTGCCATTATATTATATTTTGTCTAAGATAGTGAATTTTTTAATATTTTTCACTATGTTTGTCATAGTTCTTTGAGGTTATGTCGGTTAATTCAAAACAAACTTTGAATTGTAAAAACCAAAAGTAAATTAAACTTCTAACGATAACCAAGTTAGAATAATTAAAACTTAGTCGGTGTTAGGGATTAACTCCTACTCTAAGTAAAAACAAGCGGTAGTCGTTCTCATTGGAGAAGGCAACGACCTCTTGAAGCTTTAACCAATCGCTTTTGCGTTGGTTGGTAGTTCACTTACTATATACTCTCTTACGAACAAAATTATCAAGAGTTACTTCCTCATTTTCTATTTCTTCTAATTCATCATATATACCAGCGGTTCCAAGTAGAGCATATCCACCTGCTGAAAACAAGTCATAATCAGTCATCTCTTCGGGGCCACCAATATCTCTGCACTCTTCCAATAATTCTATATGATTCTCTTCAACGGCTTCAAATTCGATGAAATTCATGTACTCTGTAAATATCTCCTGCTTTATCTTCTCATTAGTATTGGCACCAGGGGTTTTTTGTTGTTGAAAAGTTTTTGGATCTACCCTGTATAGAAGGAACCCCTCATATCCTCTTTGTTCAAAATAATCCCACAACAGGTCCACGTTTATTTCAGGAAACATAGATACACCAAAATATACACACATCATTAACATATCCTCAGCATACCCATATTTGTTATAGGTTCTATTACTGTAAGTACACACAAACTTGCGCTTCATTGAAAAGTCACCATCTTTGATCTTCCCCTTACGCACCACGGCACCACCACCCTTGGATTTGCGATTACCTTCCGTTACATTAAATTTGAACGGGTCTCCACCAGCCACCCCCCATTGCGTGTTCCCTGGTTTCCATGTGCCTGTAATTTCATCCCAGTATTTGCGATTACTCTCGTCATCATTTAGCTGATGGGATAATTTGAATTTACCTCCCTTTTTTGGTATAAATATTACTTTTGTATCTCTCTCTCCATTAAGCCAGACAAAATCTCCTTCCACCGGCATCTCACTCTTTGGCCTAAATCTTAGCTTATCAATATATGTTTCAAGTTTCTGCATATTAAAACCGGATGCTTTTGATGCTGTCCTGAAACATTCCGTAAATGACATGGGATATCGCCTTACCTCCCCACTCAATCCTTCATAATCACCAGCATCAATATACCCTTTTCTCCGGTTCATTAAATATTCCTTAGCTCCTATCTTCCTTCCAATATATTCAGCTTGCTCTTTCGTTGGTTTATCAACAATCGAATTACCGTACTGGTCAATAAATCCCTGCAGTCCTTCATGTGCAGGTATGAATAGATTTGCTAGTCCGGATCTTGTCTGTCCGTTTGGTGTTCTCTGAAAATAATTTGACATCCCTGCCTGGTGTTTAAAAGCTTTCCCTCCCCCTCTTTCCATCTCTCCAACGGTGGATGTTTTAATAGTAAAACCTACTATTTCAGATCCCGTTACCAGGCACTCTTTTACTACAAGATGCCTATCCCAACAGCTTAGTCCTTTCTTCAATTTACCCACCTCATCGTCATGGTAAACATACAATTTCTCTCCATCATATGTGCCTGCATCAGCCGGTCCAAAATCAATTACTGCTCCCAGGCCAATTTCGCTTGTTACAAGAGATCCTTTACTGGACAATCTTTTCGCCGGGGGTGAAAAACTTAATTCAGTTTTAGGAGACGTAGACCCTTCATAGTTTGGTTTAAAGAAAAATGGCAGCTTCTTCCATGGGGCCACCAGATGTTTAAGAAAACATTTCCTTCCCTGTGTTTCGTTCATACTCTGGATTCCTCCCCGGGCACCTATTGTACGGCTTATAATTTCATAATTAATACATTCTGCTTTATATGTAGCTCCCTCCCTGCGATGTTTAGGGTAGTTGAACCCATAAAAAACCCGGTCTCCTGTTTCTAAAAAATCATAATAACCGGTATCATCATTAATTAGAGCCTCCCCTTTATCATTTATATGCTTAAAGGTTTTCGTCTCGGTGTAACACATACGGGCAAAGAGGAAGAACTTTCTGTCTCTGTCCCTGTATTTTGGTAGGCCAACGTCAAGATGCCACCATGAAACGTAAAAATTGTGCCAACCATCAATGTATGTCGGTTTACCATTGTTGTAAAACCAATATCCATAGAGGCGGTGATACCACTGTTTTTTAATAAACTTGATCTCTTCTGAGTATATTTCCTGGTTTTGTTGTAATTGTTCCCAAATTTCATCGATCATTTCATATTTACGTTGTAACTCTTTTAACCGGCGTGGTATCTCAGGGGGTTTAAAATACTGTTCTTTTGCCGGCAGGCCGAAACCGTCTACCAAATGTGGATCCGGCATCTCGGGCAAACCTATTCTTATAGGAATAAGATCCCTGTCATCCCTATTAACCCATATATACTTGTCTGCTTTTTTGTATTGAGAGAGTATAACAGGGTCAACCTGGTCACTGTATTTCTTTATTAGAGATAGCCTGCT